ATAATATCAAAATCTGGGAATTTTTTCAGCATGTTTTTAATTCTTTCATGTGTATCCGGATAAACCTTGAAGTCATCTTCAAATATAACTGCGTATTCGCCTGAAGCCTTGTTAATAAGATTTGAATGACTCATGTAACACCCCACTTCGTTCTTATTGTACATTTTTTCACTTGTTCTCATGATAGACCAAAACATTTCATCATTGATACTCGATCCCTTTACAGCATCAAAACGGTGTATAGTCTGTCCGAGTACTCTTTCCATGTTTACAATATTTTCATGACGTTCCTTGTTTCCTTTAACGTGTATGACATAGTACTTTATATATTCCCTTGGTCGAACCAGCAGCCAGAGAATTAAAAAAACCAAGACACTCAGAAGCACTGTGAGCTTCATCTATTTTTATTAAACCTTTTTAACAGTGACGCCTGGACGCCGGGCATTCCCTGAGGGAGTTCCGGACGTGACCAATGGTGTCGAGACGTGACGTGGGTTATAGTTCTTCTGATGGTATTGCCACATGGCATCTGATCCGATCCGAAACCCTTTACGAATCGGTGCCTTGTAGTAATAGACACAATCTTCAATTTTGTTCGATTTGCTCGTGTTGTCGAGGACGAGACACTCGTAATTTTCGGTACACGCGTTCATCACCTGACAAAACATGTCAAACGTCGGGAATACACCGAAGAACGCCTTGTACAGGCGTTCGCGATTCTGAATCACATTCTCACGGAGGACAAATACGTAATCGACATTCGCACGCAAGTCTGGACTCAGGTCCATACAGTACTGCATCGTCAGCAAAAAGAAGATTTTCCAGTGGCGTCCGTTCATGAAACATTGTCTTATGCACGTGTCTTTCATGAACGCCTTGTCGTACATACAGTCGTCCAAAAGCAAAAAGGCGCTCGATTTCCCGCCAGCTGAAACGATTCGCCGCTGGCGCTCAAGTACCTTTTCGATGGCGTCTCGTTTATAATCGCCGTAAATGAACAGGTCAGGGATGAACTGCTTGTAGTAATGATTACCATCCTCGGTACCTGACATGACGATGCCTACAGGCAGGTGCCGCTTGTGGTACATGATGTCCGTCACTAGCGTCGACTTTCCCGTGCCGCGCTTGCCGATGAATACACACACCTTGTCATCGCCAATTTTGCTCGGATCGAACTTTTTGAGCTGCAAATTGGTCATTTCCTAATGATGTACTGGATTTTTTACACACGTGAAAGACGCGCTGGATGTTTTCTTGGTGTAGAGTAGTAGTATGTCAGCATCACACGTTTTGCTGGCTGCCCGGGGTCAGGATGACCGTTGGTTATCCATGACACCGGACAGAACGTATTTTGAGACCATTTCTAAGCCTCGTGTAAATCGTTCCAGGGAATCGTTTGAAATTCCATTTGATAATCAGCCCGTCTATGGAACAACTGGGCGATGTACCGTTCCACCAAAAGGTGATTTTTTAAATGGACTCACTTTGAGAACTATTCTACCTGCAATTTATCCCACGCAGAGCGGTGAATATGTCTTCCCGACACCATCGTCTCAAGTTGGAGCGAACGTCTACGTTAATATAAATCTGTCAAAAGTGGTTACAACAGGAACTGCTCTCACGGCAAACACAGTCGGCAATCATTACTTTTCAATTGGTGCCGCTGTGACATTGGCAGGAACGGTATATCTCGATGGAACATACACCATTTCCTCAATTCCGACATCAAACTCATTTACGTGTTCAACGACTTTGTCTGGTACTTCATATACTGGAACAGCATCTGTTGTTGGTATAGTACCTTCAGATGTTGTGAGTTACTTTTCGACGCAAAATTCCCAACTATGGGTCAATAACTTGACAAACAAAACGTGGCAAATTGCCTATGCTCTTCATCCCGGAGGAAATATATGGACTTTTGCAACGTCTGCACCAAGTAATTTTCCAGTTGGAAATCAAGTGATTATTAATTTACCGAAATCTGGAATTATAAATAAAATTGTTACAGTATTGGCGTCTACAGATACAACTTTTAATTGCGCCCTAGATGGCGTATTTTCCATGTTAGGAGGCACTCAACAAGCTCGTTCGAGCGATTACGGAGTTTCATGGAGTTTAATAGACAATCCTATTTCAGGAGTAGTAACATGGAATAGTATCGCATTTGGAAGTGGCGTGTTTGTAGCCGTCGCACGGGACAAACAGGCTTTTTCAACAGATAACGGACTTACATGGACATTTGTATCCAATCCTCTTTCAGGAAATTGGACATGTGTTGCATTTGGAGATGCCACTAACGTATTCGTCATGGGAGACGACTATTCATATGGTCAGGCTATTTCAACAGACTATGGACTTACGTGGACATATGTATACAATCCCGGAGGGTTCGTGGGGTTATGGCAAAGTACTGCCTATGGAAATGATGTATTTGTCATGGCAGGGAACAGTATTCAAGCTCGTTCAATTAATTACGGAGTTTCGTGGACACCCGCCACAGTATCTCTTCCTGGAGTATGGTATGGAGTTTCGTTTGGACATAACGTATTCGTCATGTTGGGACAGGGGGGACAACAGGCTCGTTCAATAGATTATGGAGATACATGGACACTTGTAAATAGTCCTCTTCCAGGGGCCTGGCAAAGTACTGCCTATGGAAATGATGTATTTGTCATGGTAGGGGACGGTATTCAAGCTCGTTCAATTAATTACGGGTATTCATGGACAGCGATAGCCAATCCTCTTCCTGGAACCTGGAGAGGTGTTGCATTTGGACACGGTGTATTTGTCATGGTGGGGGCCGACCATCAGGCTATTTCAACAGACAATGGTCTTTCATGGACACTTGTAGACAAAACTCTTAACGGCTTTTGGACAGTTGTCGCATATGGAGATTTTGCATTTAATGGCTCAATACAATCAAATTCGGTTTCTTTTGTTGTTCCACCTGTTCAAGTTTTAGACAGAGTTTTTTCGTCGAGTGTCTACTCGTCAATAAGTTTTACGAATGCGGACGATGCAGCTTTTTGGGGATTTGATTCACTTCAAGGTCTATCATATTCTTTACCCGCAACACCACAATGGACTCTGGTGCAATCTGGATGGATTGCGGGATTTTTACCTCCCAGTCTTTCGACATATGTGGATTCTGTCACGCATAAATTATGTAAAGCAGTTCGAATAAAAATTGGAAAACAAACAATCAAAGAGTTTACCGGTGAATACATAGAACTCCAAAATGACTTATGGGTTCCGTATGAAAACAAAGCCATTCTCAAACTTCTCAATGGAACGCTTGATCAAACACAATCAGTCGCTGCACGTGAATACTATGTTCGTATTCCTCTTGGAACACATGAATATCCGTTGTGTGCTTTGACTCAGCAGCATCTAAGTATTGAAATTGATTTTGAAAATTACTCCGCCTTGTCTGATAATCTTAATCAGGGAACAGGTCAGTTTACAGATTTCAAATCTTTTACGTCGTTTAATGATTTGTCTATTCGCGCCCGAAAAACATTTTCTTACCAGCAATATATTTTTATTTTGACTTGGGAAGGCGAATTTGTTGTGTACGACACGACAAAGTCCTTTACAGACCCTACATCTTATCAGATTGTTATTTTTTTTTCTCCGTATTTTCCACTTTTATTTAGTCAATTTTGTGTCCTGTCTGGTAATTTGTATATCCTTTGTATTGATGGTCAACTCGTTCAGGGTATTCTGGATGAGCTTGTCCAAGGTGTCACAACTTCGTTTATTTTGAATAGTTACACACCGACAATTGGATGTCAGACGACAGGTACAATTGTCAGCGATTTTAGGTATGTTTATTATACTGTTAGAAATATTGCAAACTCAAATGTATTTGTGTCACAATATGACACGACGTTACCTTTTACAAGCTCAACCAGTTACAAAATTATAGATTTTACAAGAAATTTTAACTCAAACGTGAATGGTGTATATCAATTTATCTCAACTGGTCAAGAACTTATTATGATCCCGAAAGGGGTTCCGGGTAAGTTGTATACATTTCAATTCAACGCAAATGTCCAAAGTCAATGGTACACACTTAATTACTTTAATTATGGATACCAGATAACAGAAGGAGTTGTTATAGGCAATTCTGTATATTTTGTATGCGATAATTTTAATATAATTAAATACTCTGATTCGTTACTTCAAACATTTACATTTTCTTCTATATTTGTTACAACCGGACAAATTTATTCTTATAATAATGGACTTACGTGGGCCCTTACAGAAAACACTATTACCCAACCTGTTTTAGGATTCTGGAATAGTATCGCATTTGGCAACGGTGTGTTTGTAATGGTAGGGCCGGACAATCAGGCTTTTTCAACAGATAATGGACTTACATGGACATCCGTGTCCAATCCTCTTTCGGGAAGTTGGACAAGCGTTACATTTGGAAACGGTGCGTTTGTAGCTGTGGGACAAAACAACCAGGCTTTTTCAACAGACAATGGACTTACGTGGAAATCTGTATCCAATCCTCTTTTAGGAGTTTGGACAAGTGTTGCATTTGGGCATGATGTGTTTGTAGCCGTGGCACAAAGTAAACAGGCTATTTCATCAGATAATGGACTTACGTGGACGTCCGTATCCAATCCTCTTTCAGGAATCTGGGTAGGTGTTGCATTTGGGCATGATGTATTCGTCATGACAGACGATTATTATCAACAAGCTCGTTCAACCACTTACGGAAATTCATGGACACTCGCAAGTCAGAGCGCACCCGTAAGCGGACCCTGGTATAGTGCTGCAAATGCAAATGACGTATTTGTCCTGGTAGGGAACGGTATTCAAGCTCGTTCAATCGATTACGGAGATACGTGGACATCCGTATCCAATCCTCTTCCCGGGGCCTGGAGAAGTGTTACAAGTGGAAGTAACGTATTTGTCATGGTGGCTACCAATCCCAATAAACAGGCTTTTTCAACTGATAAAGGAGTCTCGTGGACTTTATCATCAAAAACACAGGCTATTTATTCACTTGGTATAGCTGCAAGTTCTCAACAACTCGCAGTTCCGGGTGATGGACTCAGAAATATGATAGCCGTAGGAAACTCTATTTACTGTTCAACAAACAATGTTGCAGTTCAGATTGACACAACACAAGATCTTTCGACCCAAAGTGCTTATCAAATTGCACCTGCACCTTTGGCAACACACCAATATATTTTTGCAAATGGACCTCGATATGTCTATTTGTTTACACAAGAGACTTCATCGCCTATCCAGCGGTTTGATCCGTACGCACCAAACACGGCATTTAAATCATCCATCATTGCAGACTATGAAAGTCTCCCTTCAGGTACTCCAAAACCAGTCAAAGCATTTGTGCCCATTGTTCAGACTCAGAAGGTGACTGACATGACAAACATGGATATTTATGGACCAGTCAAGGAACTGTGGGTCACAGGGGCACATGCAACCACGAATGTGTTCCAGTACTCGAATTTAGCGACACGGAGTACACTCGAGCTTGCAGGTGAGAAGATTGTGACTGATGATGACGGGACACATACGTTCCTCAACATCATAGAGCCATTCGAGACACACACGTCCATGCCCATCAGAAACGTTTCAGTGATATCATTCGAGTTTGATCCCGAATCTGAGACACCAAACGGAACAATCAACTTTTCGCGCATTAGAGACCAGGTGTTTAGCGGAAATGCTGAATCTGTATGGGCACGCACTTATAACATTCTCGCTGTTCAAGGTGGAATCGGTGGACTTATTTTCAACTCTTAAAGTAGAGGAATGCCTGCACCCCCGGCACAGTTTTCGCATCAGGTGACCCGGCTTCAATTTCCAAAGGATGTTCACTTTGGTGATGACATTTCTATATGGATTGCCAAAGTGGGTGATGTGGCGATCGGGAACATGTACCTCAGAGTCGATTGGCCCGTCGCCAGTACGGTAGATGATTCTGCAGGCACGCGCATGATCGATTTTGTCGAACTTCGGTATGAGAATGATCTCCTTGAACGTCATTATGGCGAGTCGCTCGAACTCATGAATGACCTGAACGTTACGGCTGGTAAGCAGCAGGTTCTGACCACCCTGCTCGGCAAAGGGCTTACGAGCAATCTATCAGCGTACTATATTCGGATGCCTTTTAAATTAAATTTGCCACTGTGTGCACTCAAGAAAGCTCCTGTGTTTCGGTTGAAGCTTCGACCGAGCCAAGAATTTTCAACTTTGAATTGGACGGAAAAGATTAAGGTCAACCTGTTTGTTGATTATGTGTACATTACAAAGGCCGAACGGGACTATTTCAAAACGACAAAAATTGACTACCTGACACATACCATCCAGAGATTGCAGTTTACAGTTGGAGGAAACAAAACCAAATCGATGTTCCTGACTGAGTTTACGCGACCGGTCAAGGAACTGTACTGGGTCATCCAGACGGACGGATCAGCCGCATATGATTTTACAAATTCTGGGAGTGACCAACTTGTTTCTCTCCGTCTTCAGTTTAACGGTATTGATGTCATTCTGCCTGAGATTGGAACGCCTCTGTTTCTTCGGGTGATCCAGGGGCTTGAAAGTCATACGCGTGTTCCAGACCGTCGTTTCTATATGTACCCGTTCGCACTTGACCCGGAACACCCAAAACAACCAACTGGTTCAGTGAACATGTCGGAATTAACACGTCAAGTACATACACTCGAATTGTCGCCGTGTACATCTCCGCGTCAAGTTCGAGTTTATGCCGTCACACACAACGTCGTTCGTATCGCGGATGGTGCTGCGAT